AGTAGCTTTATCAGTAAGGGCATTTGGCAACCATATTAAATTGCTTAATGTATTGGACTTATTTGGTGGTAGCGGCTCAACTTTAATTGGTGCAGAGCAAACAGGTCGTAAAGCCTATTTAATGGAGATTGACCCCAAATATTGTGATGTCATAGTTAAGCGTTGGGAAGACTTTACTGGCAAACAAGCTGTTTTATCGGAGTTATAAAAATGGCAGAAAAAGGCAGACCCCCACATAAACCCACTAAAGACGCCCAAGAACAGGTTAAACGCCTGTCTGCGCTAGGTTGCCCCCATGAGGATATAGCCACACGCTTAAAGATTAGTGCTGACACGCTGGTCAAGTATTACCAAGAAGAACTTGATGAGGGGCGTATAGATGCCAATGCTGCTATAGCTGGTACATTGTTTAGCCAAGCCAAGAAGGGTAATACGGCTGCCGCTATTTTTTGGCTAAAGACACGGGCTAGATGGAAAGAAACTCAAGTCAATGAGGTTACAGGCTCAAACGGTGGTGATCTAAGAATCTCATGGGCAGATGAGTAGCCCTATAAAGCTAAAATACCGCCCTAGAAGCGTTTTTGAGGACTACCATAGCCGTAAGCAACGCTGGGCTGTTATCGTGGCTCACAGGCGTTGTGGCAAGACTGTGGCTTGTATCAAAGATTTGATTGTTAAAGCCTTAATAGAAAACAAAAAACACGCCCAATATGCCTACATTGCCCCGTTTTACTCACAGGCCAAATCAGTAGCTTGGAGATATTTAGAACGCTTTTCTGAGCCTGTATTGGCAAAGGCTAACCAATCTGAGTTATGGGTGGAGCTGGTTAATGGCGCACGAATAAGACTATTTGGGGCAGATAACCCTGATGCACTTCGTGGAAATTTCCTAGATGGCGTGGTCATGGATGAAATGGCCGACATGAAACCATCGGTATGGGGTGAGATTATTCGTCCTTTATTATCAGACCGTATTGGTTGGGCCACTTTTATTGGTACTCCTAAAGGGCATAACGCCTTTTATGACATCTATAACGAAGCCCAAAAAAGTCCAAATTGGTACACGAAAGTCTTACGGGCAGACCAAACTAACCTTTTGCCACAAGCAGAATTAGATGATGCAAAGGCATCAATGTCTGATAACCAGTACGAACAAGAGTTTTTATGCTCCTTTGAGGCAGCCATAATAGGGGCATTCTACGGGCAGGAGATGCGTAGGATTACCGACCTTGAGCGTATTACCACGGTGGACTATGACCCCATGTTCCCCTGCCATACCGTTTGGGACTTGGGGTTCAACGATTCCACGGCTATTATTTGGTTTCAGACGGTATACGGTGAGATAAGGGTGCTAGACCACCATTCATCTAACGGTCAACCCATATCGTTTTACACAGGTTTACTTGCTCAAAAAGAGGATGAGTTTGGGTATAAATATGGCACTCATTACCTGCCCCATGACGCTAGGGCTAAAACACTAGCAAGCGGTGGAAAGAGCATAATCGAGCAGATTTCTGCAAAAATTGACATAAAACATCTAAAAATTGTTCCAAATCTGTCAATTCAGGATGGAATACAGGCAACACGACTTGCATTAACTCGCACTTGGTTTGATAATAAGTGTGAAGAATTAATAGAATGTTTGCGTCAATACCAAAGGGAATGGGATGATGATAAAAAAGTATTTAGGGATCGCCCAAAACACGATTGGACAAGTCATTCGAGTGACGCTATGCGCTATCTCAGCCTTGTTTGGAAGGATGAAGAAAGCCCTATCCTCAAAGATACAAGGATTAAAGGACTTCATGTCGGGCAAACGGATGTAACTTTGAACGAAATGTGGAAAGAAACCCCCAAAATAGTTAATCGCAGGATATAAAGATGGAACATACATACACGGATTGGTACAACTGCATTGCCCAGTACGAGCGTACATTTAAAGAATGGGAAGGCAGAGCCGATAAGATTGTTAAGCGGTATCGTGACGAATCCCGTAGCCGCAACAACCCACAAGCTAAGTTTAATATCCTGTGGAGCAATGTACAGACCATTACCCCTGCGGTATTTGCTAGACTGCCAAGACCCGATGTAAGCCGTAGATTCCGTGATAACGACCCTATTGGTCGAGTAGCGTCAATGATGCTAGAACGGGCTTTAGAATACGAAATTGAGCATTATGGTGACTACGCCAGCGCAATGAAACAAGCGGTTCAAGACCGTTTACTTGGTGGGCGTGGTACGGCTTGGGTGCGCTATGAGCCACATATTACTGGTCAAGCTGGTGGTATGGGTGAGGGTGCGCCTGATGATGGATTCCAAGTTACCGAAGATGCAGACGAAGCTGAAACCGAAGGCGGTATATATCGTGAAGATCAAGAACGCATAGAGTACGAATGCGCCCCAGTAGACTATGTTTATTGGCGTGACTTTGGTTTGACTACTGCCCGTACATGGGAAGAAGTGACCGCAGTATGGCGTAAAGTCTATATGGAACGCCCTGCCCTTGTTGAACGCTTTGGTGAAGAACTAGGCGGTAAGATTCCGCTTGATACCAAGCCTGAAACATCTAAGTCATTTAGCGAAAAAATGGGCGAAATGTCACGAGAAGCCCTAATTTACGAGATTTGGGATAAAGCCTCAGGTCAAGTAATTTGGATATCCAAGTCTATGGGTAAGATTCTTGATACCCGTGACGATCCGTTACAACTGGAAAACTTTTGGCCCTGCCCAAAACCCATGTTTTCAACGCTTACTACAGACAGCCTAATCCCTGTACCTGACTATGTTCTCTATCAAGACCAAGCAAGACAGCTAGACACGCTTGCAGACCGTATTGATGGATTCATCCAAGCACTCAAGGTTCGGGGCGTATATGACGCTTCTGAGCCATCTTTACAGCGTTTGTTTACAGAGGGTGAGAACAACACTCTCCTGCCTGTTAAGAACTACGGTGCGTTTAGCGAGAAGGGTGGACTTGTCGGGGCTATTAACCTTGTGGATATTGCCCCTATCGCTCAAGGCTTGAACATGGCTTATCAGGCTATGGAGCAGGTCAAGGGTCAAATCTACGAGATTATGGGTATCGCTGATATTCAGCGTGGGCAGACCGATCCGAATGAAACCCTTGGCGCACAGATCATTAAGTCAAATAATGCCAGCGGTAGACTCAAGACTATGCAGCATGAGGTAGTGAACTTTGCTACCGCCTTATTGCAGATCAAAGCACAGATTATTTGCCAGCACTTTACCGATGACACCATCATCAAGATTAGTGGTGCAATGCAGTTATCCCAGCAAGATCAACAATTTATACCGCAAGCCCTTGCATTACTGAAAGACGAACCTGCCAAGAACTTCCGTATTGAAGTAACTACAGATTCCATGATTTATCAGGATGAGCAGCAAGAGAAACAAAACCGCATGGAGTTCTTGAGCGCAGTTAGCGGATTCCTAAGTACAGCCTTACCTGCCGCACAATCCACACCTGAACTTACACCTATGTTGGTTGAGATGCTTAAGTTTGGTGTAACAGCGTTCAAGGCTGGTAAAGGCTTAGAAGGACTTATTGACGAAACAGCAGATAAATTTCGTCAGCAAGCCAAGGCAATGGAAGGACAACCCAAGCCACCATCACCTGAAATACAGAAGTTACAGATGGAACAGCAGATGGAGCAAGCCAAGATGCAGATGCAACAGCAGATTGAGCAGGCTAAGATTCAGGGTCAGATTGAACTTGAGAAGGCTAAACAGGAGTATCAAGCCCAAGAAAATCAGCTTAAATTCCAATTGGAAGATCAGCGTAATCGTGAAGAAAAACAGATGGAACTCCAGCTTGAGCAGACTAAAATGGATACCACAAATAACAAAGAATTGTTACTTGCCTACCTTAATAATGCGGCTAAGATTGAAACCACCCGTATATCTTCAGGCTTAGACACAGGTGAAGTGGCTTATGCTGACAATGTACAGATGGCTAATATTTTGCAAGACCAATTAGGATATTCCGACATGAAAAACCACCCATTACAACCTGCAATTGAGAATATGTACAACAGCAATCAGCAATTAACACAATTGTTAGCAGCATTGCTGGATAAACTTAACCAACCTAAGACTGTAATTCGTGGCCCTGACGGTAAAATTGCTGGGGTTCAATAATGGCTATTTTAGTCAAACACAGTAAAGTCAGCACAATCCCTGACGATACAGACACAAGTCTAGTACGCCCTAGCGATTGGAACGCTGACCATACCTTATCAGGCACTATAGAAATAGTTAATGGCGGTACAGGTCAGACTACGGCTAGTGCTGCGTTTGATGCTCTTGCCCCATCACAGACGGGTAATACAGGCAAATACCTAACAACTAATGGCACAACTACATCTTGGGGTACTGTT